TTTATCTGACGGTTTGAATCTGCCGTAGTCAATAGAGAGGCATCCTTCGGCGTTAACCGCTAACCCTTTCTTAACTAACTCAGGGTCAGGTTGAATAGGTGCAGGTCTTTCTAAGGTTTCTCTGATGCGTCGCGAGTATTGTTTAGCCATAGCCTGTGAAATTGAGCCAATCATGACGCGGATAGCCCTGTTGCGTACTATTGCCCACACAGCCACATCGTGAAACAGGGTTGATTTGCCTGCACCTGGCGGCACATTCAAAACAACAAACTCTTTCTCTTCAGCCTCCAACAACTCGACAAGGGTGACTGCTGCTTCTACCTGCCACGGCGACGGAACCCTACCCAAATAGTATTTTCTAAAAAAATCGAAATCCTGCAACCCGCGTTTAGCCGCGTCACATAACCTGTCTAACGGTACAGCGGGCGGCAAATCTGCTGCCTGACTTAAATCGTTATCATAATCCCGTTGCACACCACCCTGGTCACGTAAATGTTTACGGGCATGAAAATCGGCGTCCTCACGGCGAGCCTGCACAGCCTTCGAATTTTTTAGCCACCTCGACCCAGTATTCACATGGATACCAGAAATACGTGAAGCATCCAAAATACTTGAACCCGCCGCTATCGCCTGAAAAAACCGTGCCTTATCCGCAGACGAAACATTACGGCGAGTACCCACCAAAAAATATTATCACAAGATAGTTGCAAACAAAAAAAATGTCAACTACACTCGACATCACACCCGTCGGGAAGACGGCAAACAAACAGTAATCATCACGGCTGTACACCACTTGCAAGGTGCGGGGCATCAACACCAGGGAACTGGGGTAGACCTTCATGTCAAGTGAAGGAGCAGCGTGAACAACGTACAAGTTCAAACATGGTGTCGGCTAAAACTTTGGCTAACGGCTACCAACCCTCAAGGGTGAAACGTGGGGGGAAAGCAAACACCCATCTCGACGACCCAACCAAAAAACACTGCCGCGCCGCAAGCGGCTTGCCCACAACAAAACACAAACCAACCCACAAAAAACCCACACCCCCCGCCACAAAAACACAACCCACCAACGCCTCTTTTTTTGCCCTTTTTTTCTAGAGTGTGACCATACAAAAACAGTATATCTATGTATATGGGTGGGGTCTCGCGGCACATGCCCTAGTTCGTGCGCTTGTGTTTGTGTGTTTGTGCTTGTGTGCTTGTGTTTTCTTGAACATATGTTCGCCAAACAAGTGTTCTCTTCACCCAGAGTGGTCACCCAGCCACAAAAAAAATAACCCTAGCGCCGTAGTAGTAAATATTTGTTAGGGTCGCCTAACATGGTTTGGGTTTGGTGGTTTGTTAGGTTTGCCTGACAGTGTGACAAGTGTCATAAAAGAATGTTGTGTTTTGACTTGACATCGTGGTTGCTTGGCGCTATAGTTGTAGATGTAAGGTTATATCAACCAAAAGACAGGGGAAGCAATGGAAAGAATCACAGACAGGCAACTAGAGCAACTGGCAAAGATGATTAGCGAAGAATTAAGGTGGGCTAACTTGTTGCCGAACGAGACAAAGGTAGTGCTAGACAAGGGAAGCAAGACATACGGCAGGGCATACCGTATCTATACGACAGGTTACGGCGACAACGGGGGCTATTCAGATAAACCCTTGCACCTTGGCGACGGATATTTGGGCACTACAAAGCGCGAAGCCTACCTATCATTGCGCGCTATCGTGCGAACACTTGAAGCAGTAAGGGGGGCACAATGAAAACCAAGCCAAATATCAAGCCGTGGAAAGTACCCACCAAGCCTACTTGTCCAGACTGCGAGAGAGTGTTTGATATGACAAACGAAGAAGACGCAAGCGAATACTATTATGGGCACGATTGCGAAGAAAATTAGGCAAGAATTTCCCCGTGCGCTTTGGGCGTGCCGATTCAATTCGGACACGGGACGAAAGACAACAACAACAACGAAAGGGACACAATGAGTAATCTATATGCAATAGAAACCGAGACGCACAGCGACTCAACTATCACTCACCTAATCGCCTACGGGCAACAATTAGAGGGGCGATATGGCAGATGGCAGGCGTTATGCGGGCGACATATTGAAGGTGAAGTATGGGGTGCGGGTAGCGTAGATGGCGGGCGTTGCAAGCATTGTGTGAAAACATATGTTCGGGCAGGCTTGCGATGATAGTAGACGATAATTTTGTGGGAATAGTAATGTTCGCACTCGGGGCAGTAATCTATCTTGCTTACAAGGTAGGCGAGTATGTCGGGGAAATGAAGAGTGACAAATGACACACTCTTTAGACTTGACAACATCAACTAAGCGTGATACAGTAAGACATATCAACATAACGAAAGGGAAAACAAAATGGGACAGATAATCATAATGGGAATCGGTTTTGACCAGCCAACGGTTGCACTACCAATGACCGCAAGCAAAGAGCAGATAGTAGACGCGATACTTAACACAACAAAAGACGAAGAAGAAACGGGGAGCGATGACTAGTGCAGAAGAACTAAAGGAGAACATAGGCAGACACGGCTTGCTCGCAGTATCGGGGACAGCACTAAAGTTTGTGGTCACCATTCTTGATGCACGCTCTCGCTATGGGCATCTTGATTACAAGGTGCGCCCGATAGCAGGCGAAGGCGAAACTTGGCACGCGAGCACCGCCGTGCAGGTGCTTGAAATTGTAGACATTAATCAATAAACAAACAACAACAAACAAAAGGGGAATAGCAATGGAAACTACAGAAGAAACAGAAAAACTATATACATATGAAGAGTATTTGTTAGAACATTATTTCGGCGAAGGCGACCCAATGGAAGCATTCCGCCACTACCTATACAACCAACACGAAGAGCAAAGCAAACTAAACGAAGACGACTGGGGAGATAGGTTCTCTAGTTTTGAAGACTCATATGTCGGGTGTATGCCATTTAAGGATTATGTAGAGGAAACTTTTCTAGAAACGAACGAAGTCCCGAAACATCTTGAAAGTTATATAGATTATGACGCAGTTGCCCGCGACTGGGAACTCGGCGGAGATTTCTGGACAGTCTCGGATGGTATGGGTAACGACTACATATTCAGGAGTTACTAATGAATATCTACAGCGTATCGGTATGGAATCTAGAAAAGACATATGCAAAGTCAGAAGAAGAAGCAGTCAAAATAATCAGACAAGAATTTTACAACGGCGCATATCGTGGACGCGACTTTGAATATGACGATGCGGAACTAGCAGAGGGCGAAGTAAACGATGAGCGTTTGGTGGCTTGGAACTTGTGTAAAAATGGTGCACCATATCCAAAACAAATAAACCCTTACGAGAATATGGTAGAAGCCAACGGTTCTGACGAAGCGGAAGAGGAGCATTCGGTTATGACAATTTGTACGGTTCTTGTTGAAGCCGAAGACGAAGAGGAAGCGATGTGTAATGCGTCAGATACTTTTCACTATATAAATAAAGATGAGTTTGAGATAAGGATTTCGGGATGAGACAATCAGCGATGGATGTCTTACGCAAGTGTTACGACTGCGCCCAATACAGTTACGAGGTTTATTGTGACCCGATAGACGGCGCATACTTTTGTGAGCAATGCCACGATGAACGAGTAAGAGAAGGCGAGGGGGTGAATGGTGATGAATGAAGTATTTAGTGTGCTTGTTTTCGTTGGGGTTTGCCTGTTATGGGTTACGCCTTTTGCGATTAGCAGTTGGAAGCAGGTGCGAAGGGAGCGAAGCAAAGCGAATCACCCGACAGCACGAAAGAGTTAAGCGAACATATGTTTGGCGAACAGGTGTTCGTGTTAGGTCAGCCTAACATTGTGACAAAGGTCACAGTACGAACAGTTGTTTGTGTTAGGCGTACCTTACAGTGTGACGAAGGTCACAAAGATTGTACTTGACAAGGGTAACTAAGTGTGATACAGTATAGATACAACTTACGAAAGGGGAACGGAGGTGAATATGAAAGAATATATAGAACCAAAAGAAGGCGATACAAAGGTTCATTGTACCGAATGTAATCAAGCCATAACTGTTTTGTTTTCAGACACAGCAGGAAAGGTGAGAGTTATAGACAATGGAAAAACAATTCCAAACCATTACCGTTTTGGAATTGGCTTAACATCGGGCGGTGAAGGTGTGTCTTGGTTGTGCTCAGGAAGTGGGCAAGCCCAAGTAACCTATGTTTACCAGCCGACAGTATGGGCGAAAAATGGAGCGGGATGTGTGTTTCGTTTTAAGCCTATTGGTTGGAAGCCAAAACCAAAGAAGAAATAAGTAGGTCGGGTGACTGGCAGACATCGGGGTTCAAGTCCCCGACACCCACAAGGTCGTAAGACCGACACACACAACAACGAAAGGGGACAGCAATGAAAGAAGGAGACAAAGTAATAGTCACCAATCAGTTTCACGCATACTGTGGGCGGACTGGCACTATCTCAGAGATTGGCTCAGACGATGAGGGAGACTTCATCTTTGTGGGCTTCATAAGCACAGAGGGAAAGTACGCAGGTTTGGAAGTGATTGACATCATGTTTGAACCAAGCGACATCAAAGTAACAAAGTAAACACAACGAAGGGACAGCAATGAGATTACCAACACATCAAATGTCATACGAACGGTGGTGCAGGTTCAACGACCTAGACGCCACAGAACTAGACACCAACTACATCAAATACCTTGAATGGAAAGAGGAGCAATGCAAGACACACCAACTATCAAAATAGCGGACAGCGAACTCGCGTTACTGCAAGCCTTCACACAGGGCTACATCAACGCACTCGTCGCCAACGACAAAGCATACGAAGGGATGGACGAGTTCTACTGCTTCAATGACAAGTGGGATATCAACATTCATTCAGTCGGACACAAACCAAGAACGATATACGCAGTTGCCTATCCGCAGACGATAGACGCAGACGGATATCTGTCCACCGATACATCTAACTGGGTGGAGATAGGACAGTATGACATGAACGGGACAGCCAAACGAAAGGTGACACAATGAACAAGAAGCAAATAAGTTTTCTTGAAGGCGAAAACAAAATAAAAATTGGGCACGAACTCTTTATGAATAGTCACGACACCGAACAATGGGTTTCGTTAATGGACTACGAAATTGAGGTAACCAAAACTGGGGACAACATCAGTCTTGGAATACATAAGGCAGATGAATGGAACTATGACTCAAAACATTTATTGTTTACTATACAAATGAAGGAGACAGCACAATGAAAGTTCAAGAACTTATAGACAATCTCAAAGAACATAAACCCGATGAAGAAATCATCATCGCTTACTGGACTAGAGAATGGTTCGCGGACGTACTTGACCGCGATATTAACGATGAGCAATGGGAAGAAATTATTCAATCGGGTAATCACCAACTTGAATGCACAAATATTGGTGATTATTTAATTGACTTAGCCAACGAGGTATTACCTTTAGAAGAGGATATAGCACAATGAAACAACAGCCGACAGTCCACCACTACATCCTGACTTACGACAGCGACAACCAACTGTGGTATCACGATGTAGAAACCGAACGAGAGAAGTTCCCCGACGGTGCAACCATGAACCTAGACACAGGCGAAACCTACTGGGGTTACCTCGGTGACGGCGAGTACGCACCGAACGAATCAGAACTAAACGAGCAGATAGTCCGCGCAGTCCGACAACTCAATCAAAACAATCGCGAAGTACCATTCACGGTAGAAGACTTCGAAGACTACAAAACTGCCGAACTAGACGACGAAACTGACCGCACCCACATACCATACCCACCATTTTGAAACGCTCTAATGCGCTCCTAATGCGTGCAATTTACCCGAAAGACCACAATGACCCACAAACTAATCAAGTTCATAGCAACACGCCCATCAATAGAAATCCTGTTAGAAATCAAACAGCGACTACTGCCACGCAACCAAGAACCAACCTACACAGAACCATCACACCACTTCGTTGTAGTTAAGATGGCAGGCAATCAGCCTGTCGCCTACTGGCGAGGGTCAGGACACGGCACAAACGAACGGTGGACTAAACGCCGACACCTCGCATACCAATACATGACCGAGTATCAGGCACGCCGAGACACCGACGCTTGCACTCTTGACCACAAACACAACTACCAGATACAGTTAGTCAGATAATCTGTTACACTAAAGTTTGGATTTGCCCTGCTCCGCAGGTATCCCCTTCCCTAGCGTTGTAGCGGGGCAAGTCCAATTAACTTACCGCCACCATACTTGCGGTACTCGCGTTCACGAGGCGTTTTGCCACCCCACACACCGTACCTACGAATGTCATTCGTTTCGCATTCCATAGCGTAAGCCAAACATTTCTCAGCAACTGGACACAACTTGCACACCTTCACCGCATCATCGTAGATACCTGCAGTTGATACACCGACAGAAGTTTCAGGGAAGAAAACACTTGTCTTCATACCTCGACACCTCGCTTCGTCATACCATTCTAAATGTTTGAGGTCAATCATGTTTAAACCTTTCCAAGTTCGCTGTATGAAGTTCAGACTTCAGTTGCTCTATCAACGCTGTGAGGCGTGCTATCTCATCAAGCAAACCGTTCACCATTTCGTCAGTCTTCTTCTGAGTCATCTAACTTCTCCCCACACACAGGCTTAACTGGCAACAATCGGTTAGGCAAACATGAACAAAGTTTCGCTTTCATTGTTTCTCCTTAGCGTGATGAACCATTGACAGGCAACCGATGTAGCCTGCTGTGTCCACGATACTGTCATGATGCCATCCGCCGTCAGCGATTGCTGTCCTAAGACGAGACAGTTTGACTGCAACCATAAACAAGATGGCTTGCTCTACTGTGAGCGACACACCTGTCATGCCTTCGAAGATGTCGCGTGCCTGTGTGTAGTCTTCTAACGGGTGGGCGTACTGTGCTTGTCTTGCGCCTGTGATTAGCGAGTGTGCTTCTAACAGTATTTCTGAGCCGTTGCAATCTTCAATCATGGTTAGGGTTTCTCCATACTGCTGGCGAGTAGTTCA